GGGTCAGCGAGCGGGACCCGAACACCTTCGCCGGGCAGCACCAGTCGAAGGACCTCGAGGAGCCGATCCGTGTCGACGAGCAGGGCCGGGTGTGGCTGCAGGAGGAAGTTCTCAAGCCCGCCACCCCGCAACCGCGTGGCCGCCGTGTCCTCGACTACGTCAACACCGGCACCGAGACCAAGACCGTGCAGCTCGAGGACGGGACCGTCGAGTCCTTCGAGGTGGCCGGCAAGGGCACCCGCACCGCCGAGGTGAAGATCACCCTGCCGTCCTACCAGGTCGGGATCTACCGAGACCCGCGGTTCCCGTTCAAGGTCTACACCTACTCGGGCAACAACGGCTTCGACTTCTTCGAGGTCCAGGAGTTCTACGGCGGCCCCGAGCTGGTGCCGGCGTCCATCAAGCGGAAGTACGTCTCCAACGTCCTGTGCTACGACATCGTCAGCACAGTCCGCACCATCGAAGCAGAGGCCCGTCAGCTGGCCCTGCAGGGAAGGATCGAGCTGTGACCGACCAGACCCCCTCCGCGGAGTTCACCGAGCAGGACGAGAAGGATCTCGCCACGCTGCTGGGCGACGCGAGCGAGGCGAAGTACAACCCGGTGCTGCGGATCTGGCAGGAGATCCTCTCCAAGAAGAACCGCGACCACGGCGCGCGCATCACCATCCCCTGGGCCACCGCGATCTGCGGGAAGTACGAGGGCATGACGTACGGCCTGATGCCGGCGTTCGTGCAGAAGTACTTCGAGCTCATGGCCCACCTGGTCGAGGTGCTCGACTTCGAGATCGCCTCCGACGACGAGTGCCTCAACCAGCACACCGTCGACGACGACCTCGAGCACAACGGCGTCCACTACCTCAACCTGCTGACCAACTGGCAGAAGTCGCTGCTCGCCTACGAGCTCGGCTGGGACTGCACCGCGCCGGACGCCGCGGCCCACATCGCCGCGCTCGGGGAGATCAGCTCCTTCTTCTTCGGCGAGATCGGCCTCACCGGTCACCTCGGCGCCATCTCCTTCGAGTTCACCGAGGCCGACCAGGCGGACCTGGCCGAAGCCCTCCGTGACTTCCAGGAGGCCTGGATCAAGGAGGAGGCCGGTGAGTGAGCAGCAGCAGGAGCTCCCGCCGCTGGGTGCCTTCGGTGACATGGCTGGCTTCGCTCAGCTCATGGACACGCTGGCGCCAGAGCCGGGCGACGAGACGGCTGGCCAGGCAGCTGGAGCGGACGCAGGCGCAGCTGGCGCTGCTGGCGCAGCGGGAGGCCAGGCTGCAGGTGGCGCTGCAGCTGCAGCACCTGACGCAGGAGGCGCAGCTGCTCCGAGTCCAGGAGTTGCTGGCGGACCTGTCGACACCGGTGCAGCAGCCCCCACCGCCGGAGCCCCCGTTGCAGGCGCTGACGGCGGAGCTGGATCCGGTGCAGGCGGCGACGGAGCGGCTGGTGCTGCCGCAGATGCATCGGCCGGAGGCGCTGCAGGAGGAGCCGATGCCGCCGGCGGAGGAGCAGCTGTGGTCCCAGCTGGCTGGACCCTCGAGCACTCCGCTGTCGCGCCACAGCTCGGAGAGCTGAGCACCAAGCTCGAGGAGAAGCTCTCGGAGGGCTACATCAACGAGGCGATGTCCGCCGCGCGCGAGGAGCACAAGCAGTACTTCGAGGCGATCGAGCAGCACCCGCGGCTGCTCGTCGGCAAGCAGGTCCCGCGCCTGGACGGCAAGGACGGCTTCGAGACCATCCGCGACTCCAACGACGCGCGCGAGTGGCAGGAGGCCGTGAAGGGCCTGCTCGCCGACGACGTGCGACACAAGGCGTCGCTGGCGATGGACCAGAACTCGGCCTTCCTGGACACGGTGCACGCCAGCGTGCAGCTGTTCCAGAACAACGCCGACCTGGTGCCGTACACCAAGGGCTTCGACAAGGACCTGGCCGAGCGGTTCGCTACGCTGGCCAAGCCCTACGAGCTGCGGAGCGAGGACGGGAAGCTCAACGGCTACTCGATCCCGGTGCAGCCGATCATCGACCAGCTCCGCACCCAGCTCACCGCTGAGCGGGCCTCCAAGCCTGCAGCACCGGCTGCCGCCTCCCCCGTCGGCACCGGTGCTGCAGCCCCTGCCGCCGCGACCCCTGTCGTCGAGCCTCCGCAGGCTGGGATCACCAGCAAGGCAGGATCTTCTACCGAGGCCGAGGACTACTCGACCCTCTTCGGCACCCTCGGGCTGCCGAACTTCACCATCTGAGGAGATCACCGTGACCAGCGACAACAGCTTCACCGACAACATGAAGTCGGTCAGCAGCCAGTACGCCACCGCGGCCGGCGTCGAGACCGACGAGGACGGGCAGACCCCGCACATCGACGTGCCCAACGAGAACCAGGACGGCGAGCCCGTCGACCTGGCCAACGTCGGCGTGCCCACGGGTGCGGAGTCGCAGGCCGTCGAGGCGGGTGAGGACGACGAGGACGAGGACGTCGACCCCGACGACCTCACCGAGGACGAGCTCGAGGAGCTCACCGCGCCGGAGGGCGAGGAGGACTGATGGACCTCGCCTCTCGGGAGATCACCAACCTCCTCCTCCTGCTCATCCTGATCGTGCTCATCATCCCTGTCGTGCGAGCGCGCTGACCCGAAAGGAGTAGGGCCGTGGCCCGGTTCCCCGTTCACTACCGGCCACGGCCCTACCAGGCCGAGCTGCACACCATGTGGCGCACGAAGCGCTACGGCCTGGCGGTCCTGCCGCGTCAGTCCGGCAAGGACGTCGCCGCCTCGATGGAGCAGTGCGACGCACGGCTGCGGACCGCCAAGACCACTGGCGTCTACATCAGCCTGAACAACCCGATGATCCGGGACATCCTGTGGGACAAGACCTACATCGACCCGGTCACCCAGCAGTACATCAAGGGCCTGCAGGACAACGTCCCGAAGGAGCTCGTCGACTGGAAGAACACGGTCATGGAGGGCCGCTTCCGCAACGAGAGCCGGCTCAAGCTGCAGGGCTACTTCCAGTCCGGCACCGACACCTCCGGCGTGGGCACCTCGTTCCAGGACTACACCATCACCGAGCTCGCGCTCTTCCACCGCGAGGACCCGATCCCGCGCCTCATCCCCATCCTCGACAACGAGCACGAGCAGAAGCGCCTGATGGTGGTGAGCACCCCGCGAGGCAAGCGGAAGAACCCGCTGTGGCAGCTGATGCAGTCGCTGCAGGACAACCCGCAGGCGCAGGTCATCATCCGCACGATCGACGACCTGAACGAGATCATGGGCCGCCACGGGCTGCCGCCGGTCCGCACCGCCGAGCAGCTCGAGCTCACCCGCGAGGCGTACCGCAAGCGCTTCGGCAACGACCGGATGTTCGAGCAGGAGTACTACGTCTCCTTCGAGGAGATGGACGCGGCCGCGGTCTACGGCGAGGCGTACATGGTGATGGAGCGTGACCAGCGCATCCACGACTTCAACCTCAACCCCGGCCACCCGGTCTACGTGCAGTTCGACATCGGCGCCTCCGGCATGCACAGCGACGCCACGGCGTGGTGCGTGTTCCAGTGGATCAACGGGCGCATGTTCATCTACGACTGCGGCGAGGGCCACGGCAAGGCGGTCCCGGAGTACATCGACGTGCTGCGGGAGAAGCACTACTTCAACCAGATCGCCTGGGTGATCCTCCCCTGGGACGCCGAGCACCACGAGAAGGCGGTGAACACCACGCCGGCCGACATGGTCCGGCAGAAGTTCCCCAACACCGCGGTGCTCGCCAAGTCCAACAAGGTCTACAAGCTGCCCGGCGGGCGGCAGGGCGACTTCGACATCATCACCGACATCCAGCAGGCCAGGCTCAACATGTACAACCTGGTCGTCCACAAGACCAACTGCCAGTGGATGCTCGAGTGCTTCGAGAACTACAAGTACGAGTTCAACAACAAGCTGCAGCAGTGGACCGACAAGCCGCTGCACGACAAGTACAGCCACATGATGGACGCCTACCGCTACGCGGTGCAGGCGACCAAGGAGCTGGAGTTCTTCGGCGGTCAGTTCTTCGACGCGCCGCTGGTCGGGCAATCCGCCTCGACCGATTACGTTCAGGACTGGTCAGGAGTCTGGTGATGGGCAACCGCAAGAAGAGCCGCGACGAGAAGTCCGTCGTACACGCGCCGGGCCCGGAGAAGGGCAAGCCGCTGTGCGGCAAGAAGGGGCGCTCCTCGAACGTCCTCGAGGAGATCACCTGCCTGCCCTGTGGCCGGCGCGCACAGGCCGTCCTGGACCGCCTGGCGGCCCAGCAGGAGGCGCGTGAGGCCGAGCCCCACGCCCGCCAGCGCGCGGCCCTGGCGCCCCTGCAGAAGCCGCGGTGGTGGGAGAAGCAGGCGGAGGGTCGAGATGGCTGAGGTCACCGTCCGCGCGGCGCTGCAGGCTGTGGCCGACCATCCCGAGCTCGAGACCGACGTGCTGCTCGACGTCAAGGTCCACGAGCTGATCGCGCGTACGCTGTTCGACGTGGCCAACCGGCCCGACGAGCGTGTCCGAGGCAGCCTGCCGCGCGCGAACAAGGCGCGGAAGATGCTGATGGACCGCCTGGTCGGGAAGCGCCGGCCGGGCACCGGGCCCGCGGCCAAGACCGAGGACGCGATCGAGTTCGAGGACCTCACGATGGGAGCCCTGGGATGAGCGAGGTACTGATGAAGCTCGGCGTCTGGGTCGTCGTCGGGATCCTGGCGGCCCTGCTGTTCGGGCCGCTCGCCTGGATCGTGGCCGACTCCCTGCAGCACGGGGTGCAGCTGTGAGCGAACAGCTCCCGGTCCCGATCACCTTCGAGGACGAGCTCGCCACCATCCGGCAGCGGCGCTACCGCCAGCGCGTCCCCGAGGCCCACTGCGGCAGCCTGGACACCCGGATCAAATGGCTCTGGCACCAGCGCTTCGGCACCGTGCAGACCGTCTTCGGTCGCAGCCCCGACATCCTGGACCGGACCGCGGCCACCCTCATCATCCAGGCGATCATGGCCAAGGACCTGGACGCGATCAACCAGATCTTCCAGCGCATCGAGGGCGGCTCGCTCGAGGACGTGCT